TCTGTTCTTTAGTCGCGGCATATGATCAGTTGTTACCAAAAGTGCAAGTGCATCCTCCTCTGATCTGATTTGGCGCTTCTGAGTTGAAATGTGTCATATTGATGATTTTGCTTGTATATAGGGCGGTTGATTTTTGTCGATTTCTGAGTGTTACAGCATTTCATGCTTGACACAAGGCCCTAAAAACTCCCCTTAACATACCCCTCATAAGATCTTCGATGAGTGCTGATGATATTTTTATGTTGTTGTTGGTTTGCTGTGTGGTGTGGCTGATATTTCGGCGGTGAGTGGTGCTGATTATGAGAAGCGAAAAGGCCCAGCTTTGCGGGCTGAGCCTTCTGCTTATGTTTCTGGTTGGAGTGGTTTAGGTTGCTAGTTCTTGAGTCTTTCGGGCTGTCGCTGTGCGTGCTGTAGAGGTTGTATCGGGCAACCTATTCTGAGCACATTGGGATGGTAACAAAGGCGGGCGTGGCTTCCCCTACGTAGGCGCCGGTCACGTTGAACTCGAAAAACTCCTCGGCCTACTCTTCGTCCCACGCATTGGACTCCATCAGGAGGTGGATGCAGTGGTTGCGATTATAGACCGCAAAGAATTGGCGGAACTGCTGCGCAACGCCAATGAAGGCCTCGGCAAAACCGTCTGCAATGATGATGTCTTCATCCGGATACATCTCTGAGATGTAAGCCTTTAAGCTTGTTTCATTCATGGATAAATAAGTAGTGGCAGCGCCCCCGATAAGGTCGAAAGGCGCCGCCGAGGTCGTGCCAACCCCGATCAAAAAGTAGCGGGCTCCTCCGGTGCGTTAATACTTGGCAGTGTGATCGTGTCTTTTTGCGAAAAGAAGGCGTGCAGGGCGCCCTTCTCCGACGGGGGAATGACCAGCAGGCAAACGCTGCTCTCCACGGCCACAGACAGCCCGTGCGTGGGCGCAATGGCCGCGACCCATATGCCAGCCTTGTTGAGGGCCCTGACGGCCTGTTTGGTGGGATTCCCGTGCTCTGCGCGGTCTTCAATGGTGCGCGTCTGCTTGCGCTCGAGCCACGACAGCTTGATTCGGTCCGGCCGGTTAGGCGTGGCAGGCAGGTAACGCACGTCGATGAGCATGAGCTCGGGCGGCTCTTCAGTTTGGATAGGTTGAACTTCGTTTGTATTCATGGATTCGGATTGCTTGGTTGTTTATGTAGGTGAAAGATGCCCGCTCAATCAATAACCAGACGGGTGTGATTGGTGGGAAAAGCGCCCCTCTCAGGATGCCAAGTGGCAGACTCTGAGAGGGGTTACTCGCAAGGCCTAACAGGCGACCGATGATAGGCTCTCTAGGGTCTGGAACGGCCCGTAGATCAGGCCCAGCAGCTCTTCGTGGCGGGCGTCGTAGGCGGCCACGTTCTTTTTGCCACGGCGGCTGTAGCCTTCGACCTTGAGCAGGTCTTCCACGGCGCTGTACACTACGCGCTCGTTGGGCTCCTTGCCCTTCTCGAGGTCGCCCACGAGGATGCCGGCGCCCCAGCTCGCACGCTGGAAAGGCTCGCAGGGCACGAAGTACGGCCCGTTCTTGATGAAAGAGACCGTCACGTGCAGGTTTTTGAACAGCGCCACGACCGGCTTCAAAGACTCCACGCGGGAGGCGGCAGCGGCGGCGTCAGCGGCCTTGTCTGCGGCGATGGCCTCGAGCTCGTGAGCGACCAGCGCGGCGGCCAACTCGGCCGTCTTGCGGTACTGGGAGCCCTCGGTCCAGTCCTGCGAGCACAGCCAGACCAGATACTGCTTGTCGTGCTCGGCCACCTGATGGATGGACTGGCCCTCGTACTTGCCGCCACGGAAAATGGACCAGTCAATGGCCTCGGCGGCCTTGCGTTGGCGCTCTAGGATGAACGTGTCGTCCAGCTCAAGGGTGCCGAAACCGCCCGTGCGCTCGGCCACGAGGGCCTTGGCCTTGGCAATGGCCTCGTCGCGGTCCAGCGCGAGGTTCTGAATGAAGTAGTCGCGCTCGATGATCGTGCATTCGACGCCGTGCTCAGTCTGCACGTGACGGGGCTCGTCGAACGTGTAACGCAGCGTGTAAAACACTTCGAGGGAGCCGGTGGAGATGTAGTAGGTTGATTTCATTGAGGTGACCCTAAGCGATACGGCCCGTGGCTGGCAATACTTTTTTTGGCAGGAGCTTATTTAGGCGCTGCAACTGCCTGCAATTCTGATGGTTGGGATTGGATCATTTCTTGTAATCCATCCGCTTTTGATGGCTTCCTCGAGCACATATTCGGCTTCGTCCACCCATTGTTGCAAAGTGAAGTGGTTGAGATTGTAAACGCACGTCATGGAGTCCGGAATCGGGTTTTGCGTTTCGTCCAGCCAGTAAAAGTATCCGACGCCTTTCACGAGCGTGATGCGGTACGGCGCAATCACTTTGTTTATGAACTTGATTGTCAGCATATTACCTAGAAGAAAACGGGTTGGGATTGCGCTGCGACCACTTTTGTAACGCACGATGTGTGTCTCCGATGAGATCGTGAGTGTAAGAAAAAAGCCGTGGGAGCCGCTCCAAGCGCAGCTCGGGCTGGACCTCAGACGGCCAGCAGTCCGGCTCGAGTTCTGGGTGGGACGTGTTCACGCGGCGGGCTTCCTGCCGGTACGGGTATTCGCGGTCGTACATATGGATGGATGAATAAATGATGATGGAAAAGTGAGAATCAGGGCTCAAAAGCACCCCCCCTAATTAGGCAGCCTAAAAAGGAGGGGTATTTTTTTATCCCCACTTATGCGGCCACGACCCACTTGGTCGGGCGCTTGTAGAATCCAAAAGCAGGGTCCTTTCCGGAGAGTTCTACAGTGGCGTTGAAGGCCACCGAGGCGCCTGCAATGATGCCCTCGGGCGCCGTGCCCCAGACCTTGCAACCGTTGGCGAGCTGGATCAGCGCCTTGGTGATGTACCGGGTAAGGGCGCCACGGTGAAAAGCGTCGACCTGTTGCTTGGTGGACACAACCACACCTGCGAGCTCCTGCTTGCCCGCCACGAGGCCTCCGGTGAGCGTTGCGCGGTAGGCAGTGTCTTTGGCGTGCAGACCGACCAGAAAGGCCACCTGCGCGTCGCTGGGCTGGCCGTACTTGCGAATCTTGTCGGCCACATCCTTTGCGGTCCGGTTGACGCCAGTCTTGGCCCAGTCCAGAGCGGCCACCGTTTCAGCGGTCGCACCGGCGCGGAATGCTCGCTCGCGCTTTTCGGCCTGCACGCGCTGGGTGATGGCCAACGACGCCCGCCCAATTGCAGCAGATGCTTGGTTAAGCTCGTACAACTTGGCGGCACAAGCCTTGCCCACGGAGTGGAAGGTGGCGGTCGGGAGATGCTCGACGATGGACGCCCAACGGATAGCCTTGCCACAGCATGAGCAACGGCGAGCGCGGTCAGCGGTGCCGGTGGCCTGCCAGCGGTCGTAGCTGGCCTGATTATACACGACAACTTCGACACCCGCGCCAGCGTCGGCGTCGGTCGGGTCGATTGCGTAGACGTGCACAACGGCGGTGACAGTGAGATCGGTGAGTGGGAGTGATTTGAGTTTCATTGATTTGTGTGTGTTTGGTTGTTTGACTGACGGAGACGGGTGTTGCACACTCAGATTCACTATTCAACACTAAATTCACCAATTGTTGCAAATTAGCACTTCAACAGGGTCGCCATCCGAGGATCCCACGACCCTAATTCCGTGTTCGTGGTCCTTGAAGAACGAAATATCCACTGCCTGATTGCAGAAGGCGATTGCCCGTTGGTTGTCTTCTTCTGGGATATGGACTAAAGCGACACAGCCGGTTTGCAGGCTCTCGATGATTGCGTCAGTGATTCGGATGGCGATAGATTCGGTAGAGATCATTGTTCGATGTTGGTTTGGTATGTGTTCACTCTAGTGAAGATTAGTGCGATGTATAGCACTTTTTTCACTCAAATCACAGTGACCACACTATCAGTCACTTGTGTTCACTCTTTTTGGTGTTCGGAAACTCTCCCCGGTCAGCTCAATCACGCCTCCCATCTCCCGGATCCGACTCAAATTAGAGTCGCCGATAGACGCTGCAAACGCCTTTGCAAGCTGGTTTGTGACCAATATGGTGTCCCGAAGGTTTGCGTATCTGCGATCCAAAAGCATCGTCAACATGCGGTCGTGCCACTCGCTCTCGCCGCGCTCCTGAGCTTCATCGAGCACAAGCAACGCAGGGCTCGAAAATGCATCAACAACTTGAAGTTCTGTGAGTTCCGAAGACTTTAAGAAACTCGCACGTAGTTCCAAGAAGAAATCCATCGCAGTACTGTACCGGCATGAGAGGCCCTTTCGGGCTGCGATGTGGATGATTTCAGTGGCCATCTGCGTCTTACCGGTTCCCCTATTTCCGCAGATTGCAATCATCAACCCACTTCCCAACCCCGCAGCAATCGAGCGGGCTTGGGCCTTCCACCCGTCTCCAACCAAATTCTGGCACGGAGTGGCGTACCGAGATGGAAGCCGGCTTTTGGCGATGATTTTAGCGTATCGCTCGTCCTTTACTCGCCTAGCCTCCAAAACACGCTCAGCTTCAAGCTCTGCCTCTCGCTCCGGGGTCAAAGAAAGGCACTTCAACTGACTCAGGGTATTCTCTAGCTCGCTTTTCATCACGGTGTGCTGTTTTGTTTGGTTTTGTGGATTGTGGGAATGCGCCTTGCCAGCCGTTTGCCATCGAGGTCTCAAAGCCATCGATCGCGGCCCTAACTCCAACCTCAGCCGACCGTCGGAAGATGGCGGGAACCGAAGCGAGGTTCACCGGTTTCTTCATCGATTTTCGGTATGCGATCCACTCGAGGAACTTGACTCGGAACTCCGGAGTGTCGAGTTCAGCATGCAATCCCTCAAACCATTCGTTTTTTGATTCACAACCATTCCCCCCGGCAGGGGGGGTAGGGGGGGATATACTTTGGTTATTATGGTTATGGTTATGGTTTTGGTTAGGAGCTGATTCGCATCTGATTTCAGATTCCATTCTGTTGGATCGCTTCTTTTTTGACGCAACTTTCGACCAACGTGATGCATTTGCTGCGTTCGCAGAAGCCGCTTTTTTGCGGTATTTTTCGATCTCTTTTTCGGCCCTTTTATGGATCCAGCCTGCATCTGATTTCAGAAAGAATTCAGACAAGATTCCAGATACGATTTCAGAATGCTCTCGCATGCCGATCACACGCGAAACTCTCTCTAGTTCGTCTGGAATCGGAGCCTCGGTAGTGTAACAGAGATCCAGCAATCTGCGGTATGCAAGATCCTCTAAGAGGCCCAAATGACGAGTCGCTAACGCATAGTCTCCAACGTGGAATGGGTAATAGTTCATGCGCGTTTGCCGGCGTAAACAGGAGGGTAGCCACAAGCGATGAGCGCCTCGGTCATCTCGGCCTTACTGAGATCTCGTCCAAACTCTGCGTCAGCTATTTGATCGCGAGTGCAGTTTGCATGAATTTGCAGCCTGAGTTCAAAAGCTGATCTTGTCCTGATGTATTTGTCTAAGTGATGCCACCGAGCCGACACATCTTGTTTGGCAAACCAATCCCACCAAATCACCCGAGCCACCTGCGGCCGGATGTCGTCCGGCAACGCCTCAACAACTTCCGACCATTCTTCCGGGGTTCTCACTTTCAACTGACGCACAACCAATATTTCCGGGTCATCCGTCTTTCTCACTCGTTTCTTCATATGTATGTATTTCGACTTCAATTTTGGGTTCCTCGCCCTTCGCTGAGTAAACCTTCCTGAGGTTCAGCTCAACGATCTGCGAGTCGTCCTCCCAGAATCCTTTCATGGCGTCTTGTAGGCCCTTTTGGAGGTTATCTAGGTCAGGACGCTTAGTGGCCGGCAGACGGCCCTCTGGATGCTTTTTCCCGCCCAATGCTTGAGGCCTTCGGATCACAAACGTGACGCATAACCTCACTGGGCAAGAAAAAGGCTGCGGCGGGCGGTATCGATTGGCGAACAGGCCAACCGCATTCGCCCAACTCGCAGCCTTCTTGGTTTTAAAAAACCTCGGCTTGCCGTTCACGACAGCAATACGCTTCCCGCCGTGCTGCACCGAATGCGGGTCCAACGGGAGCGTGAATGCAATCATGGACTAAAAGGGGATATCATCGTCTTCGTCTTCGTGCTTTGGAAGCGCAGGTGCTGCCGGCCTTCTAGGAGCCTGCCCCGGGCCTTCCAAATCCTTCATCGACATAGATCGTTTCTCGGTCGGCACAGGGGTGCCAGAATCCCGCACAGAGCGATCCTCTGGCAACTTAGTCTTCCGCAAAGCCTGCAACACCGCAGAGACTTTACGGTGAGCCATCGGCGCACCGGATGACCCCGGCTTGTTCAGGTACTTTACCCGGCACTGGGGCTTACCATTGTAATACTCAATTTCGGTCACTACCTGCACTTCAACTCCGGCGAACGGATCCTCACCATCGTCGGTTCGATCGATCCAATCGTCACCAAAGAGGTGATTAAGGTTCCGCTTCGTGTACGGAGCAGCATTGGGGCTTAAATACGAATAGCTCTTGATGTGCTGACTACCGTCAAGTGTCTCGAGCACTAGGCAAATGCAATCCGTCTCGTCTCGTCCACGTACCTGAAAATAAGGGTCGTGGGTTGTCTGTGCTGCAACTCGGCACTCAAAGGTGCCCGCTGTATTGATTGGTGTCATGGTGTGTTATTTCTGCAACTTGGTGAGTTTTTCAATGCCAGCCTTCAAACGCTCTGGAGCGAGGGAGTCCACCGGCGTGGTTTCCCATTTCTTCCGGACCTCGTCAGTGAGGTTTGCGGACTTTAATAGCGCCCGGAACTGCTCTCGCAATTTGTCGGGCCTATTCGCTTCGTAGGATTCGCTGAACGCCTCCCACGAGAGATCGATGGTTTCTGGCAATGCGAGACGGTTCTTTGCGTCCCATGCCGGGGACCACTGGGTGTGAATGATGCGCCCTCCGCCGATCGTGCGCTCGACGTTGCTGCCGCGTTCCTTCTGCTTGAAGACCTCGTAGACAGCGAACAAACAAGCGTCTGGCCATTCCCGTAGGATGCCGCAAAAGCCCTTGTGCCCCTTCATTTCGTACCGATCCCAAGTCTCCCCAGAAGGGTCTTGGAAGGTCCTGATCTGGACGTGGGAAAGAAGTATAATGAACATATTCCGGCGATCACGGAGTGCGTCCAGCTTGTTCAGGAGAAGAACCAGTTCCTGCTCGGCAATTTTGTACCCCTTGCCGAAACCGTATCCTTCAACCCCGGGCTGCTTGTCCCTTCCGCAGATAAACTGGTGGATACTACGCTCGAGCCAATCTGTGGTATCGATGACCACTGACTGGTACTTGTGATCAGCAGAGATCAGCTCCTCAACTGCGCCGGTCACATCGGCAAACGATTCAGGGGTGATGCGATCAATGTGGTCGAGACCGGTGAGTCCGGACTCTTGAGCGATGAACACTGGATTTGGTGCGCCCGCTGCAAACGTGCTTTTTCCAATCCCCTCGGGACCGGACAGAATGATGCGTGGGGGCAACGCCGCGCCGCCTCGCTTGATTTTATTTAGGATGCTCATGGTGTATTTATTTGCTGATGAAATGCCGCAGAAAAACATCTGCAGCTTGGTGGAAGTGAGTCCCTAACTTGAGGGCCTCTTCCTGATCCCCGACACGCTCAGTGGGTTGCTCGTAGCGGAGAAAGTGGTACCGGGCGCACTTCCGGAGTGCGCTCAGGCGTGAATTGGTGAGAAGCTGTTTCTCTCCCTCCTTGAGGGTAAGCTCCTTGTGAGACGAAGATTCAGCGAACCGAATCCCATCAACCGTTGCCCGGCCGGCGCAGAGGTCGAAGAACTCGCAGGTGCCGAATGCCGTGCATGCGGATGGGTTGCGTGGCCAGATGTTCTTGCGACGGAACCAAAGGATCTGCTGACTCAACGACCATGCGTCGTTCATGTACTCGACGAGATCAGTGTCCGAGCGCGGAATTTCCTTCTGCGCGAAGTAGTCCTGCGGATATGCCGATACCTCGGAATAGACCCGGCTGGCAAGCTCATCAAACACCTCGAGCCGGGTTTTCACGACGTATCCAAGCTCCGTGTCACCAGTCTGACGCCATTTCTTTCCGTCTTTGGTTCGGATCCGGTTGCCTGCCGAATCTTCAACGATCTTGTTCCCCTCCGCGTCGAGAATCGGAATGTTGCTCAGCCTCATTGCGGGCTTCCGAACAACGTCGTACAGCGCAGTGCTGACCCGCTCGCTCCTCTGGTTGAGTGCAAGGATGTACTTCGAGGCTTGGGAGTCCATAACCAGCCTTGGCCAATAGTTGGAATCGCTGTCGATGCTGTCGCTGGTTGTCTTGTGTTCGAGCGCCTTCACCACCCCGGTTTGCCGGCACCGAAGAACTCCGTCAATTTTCCCTGCCTCTAGGAATGTCTGGGAAGTCCCATGCGTCTCTGGGTTAATGAGAGGAAACGTGAACTCACTCTCCACCTCGAGAACATCGTGAGACTCAAGCACCGGGCGAAAAGCATGCACCCAAGCTGCAAATAGCCCGTGAGCCTTGGCGCTGGCAACGTCCACGATGGGAATTTCAGCCCGGCCGGCAAGCTCAGCTTGTTGAAAAAGATCGCTCATTTCAGCGCCCTCCGTATGGATTCAAACACCAAACCGGTTGCCGCCGAGGACAGCCACCAAATAGTGAAGAGGTCAAAAGCAGACGCCGTATTAAGAATGTCAAAGAACAGCGCAACATCTAATGCTAAAAGTGCGAGACCGCCCAACGCGAACTTCCATGCGTGGCGCTTCTCCTTGCGCTGGTGGTTAAAAAATACCGCGCCGTCGTAAAGCGGCGGGTATGGCTGAGGGTCTCGTGAATTGTGTCTCATAGTGCTGATTTATTGATTTAACTGACAAAATAAGTGGTACACGACCACCTCAAAAACACGAAGCACTTTTTCCAAGAAAAATTCACATTGAATTGCAAGTGTTTGATTCTGTCAACGATACACAAAAGTCGATTTGCCGTTTTTCGATTTTTTTAGGTTTCCAGAAACAAATTTTTGCCACCGGATCCGCGAGAAGTTCTCAGCGTACTTCTTTCGATCAATCGGACGCTCCTCTGGTCCTTTGCCTGCCCCGTGGCTAAACTGATTACTCGGAATTGGTTGCGACATGGTCGATGTTAAATGTGAGATTTTTTTCGATGCGAATTTGATCGCTGCGGAAGTGCATCACTCGTCCGTCGTTAAGCGCCACAGCCCAAACATCATTTGCAAATGTGCCTGAGTCGGTGACGTAAATAGCCATTCCGTCTCCCTTATCTGTTTTGACAGGGATTGGACACTTAAACTCAAGCATCACAGCAGTTTTTGCGGCAAGGGATTCCCTTCTTTAGCCCGCCAATCTTGCCATTCAGCTTTTTTTTGGTCTTTGGATGAAGTCTCGAGTTCCGAAGCTCCTGCTGCGCCTCGGTGATCGCAATGTGCCTCTGCAGGTGTGGATTTTTGGGCTTCATTGGTTCTTCTCTTTTCGATTGGAAATCATTTGTCGGCGAAACATGTCCCTGCGCGTCGGACGGCTATCTGCGCCGCCTGTTTGAGACATAGGAGCAGCGTGAGAACGAGGTTTCATAGCCTCGTTAGCACCACTCACAGGGCTTGCAGTGCGCTTATAGACGTTCGCTTTCGACGATTTCATGCCGGCGGGTCTTGCGGTGGTTGTTCTTGAGCCAAAAGAGTTTTTTCAAGGATCCTAGAAGCGACTAAGATCCGAAAAGCGAAGAACCGGGAATTCTCCACTAAATCCTTTACAACCTCTTCAACCTTAACGTGTTCAAGGTTCACATCAGCAATCGTCTTATCGACGATATCTTTTAATTGATCGATCATTTTTTGCGTTTTGGGATGTTTTTACGTTTCTGCATGTACTCGCTCATTTCCGGCATTTCCCCGGTCATTTTGCCCTTGGGATCTGCCTTTTTTGTGGAGGATTTCATGGGTTTCTTCGCTGCTTCAATGCCGACTCGAATTTCAGAATCAGGCATGACCAGCGCCGCTGCTGAACTGGGTTTGCTTTTCATTTGTCTAAAATCTTTGACACATAAGAAGTCGCTAAACTTGCAGCTAACTCCATAACCGCTTCTGGGCTGTGGCTGCTCACACCCCTAGTAACTAGGGCATGCATAGCAACAAGCATTGCCATCTCATAAATTCCAATGCCTGTATTTCCTCTGTGAGGAGGGTTATTTTCATCCCCCGAAAAGGGAGAAACCGGGAATACTGGAAAATTCTTTCGAGCCATATTTATAAATCAAAACAACCTGTTTTGCCACAAATTGCGAGCGGCATCAATAGACAGACATGGCTTGAAGTTCCTTGAATTTACTTCGTTATGAAATAGCACAGACCACTCAAACAGGTTTTGATTATCAGGCGGGTTTTCTCGAAACCATTTCTCGGCGTGTTCTTTGCAAGGGCATCCTTCAAACGGAAGGTCCGAAAACCAGTCCAGCACCCAAGGAACCATGTCTCGGCCTTTGCCCTCGTTGCGGAGGGCGTAGAGATGCAATTCCGCCCAGTAGCGAGGCCCCTCCATGAGGATCCGGGACTCCTGCAACTCACCCAGCGAGTCGAGCCGCTCAACCTCGTTGCCGGCAATCATCACCCAGTGGTTGTGACTGTCCCAGTCAACACCCATCCCATCCGCCAAATTCCGTTCAGCGGCCATTGCGACCAGATGCTGCTGGTGATACGGCGCCCGAGGATCATCCCCGGGCTCCTCGAGCTTCGGGTTCTCGGTGTCAAACTTCGTGACCGCCTCATCTGAAATCCCGTCCCGCTTGCACAAAAAAGCCTCCAGCAGCTCGTGCATCAGGATGAGCAGTGCTCCGGACTCCGTTGTACCGTAATCGGGCACCGTTAGTTTCAGAGCGCCGTCAGGGAGCCACTCCCAGTCGCCAGCGGTTGGGTACCGCATGGCGGCCGGCTCAACAACTTTAAACTCAATCCTCATCGAACACAGACAGCCCGAGGTCTGCCATTTTTTGGATTTGCTCCTTCACCTGATCGATTGCTCCAGTCTTGCACTCGAGGTAGTACCCGTCCACAAGCCCCGCGTTCTCTAGAGCATGATCAAACGCCTCTTCCAGAGTGTTACCAAGGCCCACAACAGCTCCGATTTCCGGAAGGCCGCATGACTGCGGGACGACGAAGTAGCCACGGTCGTCTTTGTAGATATTCCGCAGCTTTACAAAGTCTCGGATTTCTTCCGGGAACGTCACAGGCTGCCAGTTTTTATCCGCAAACGACGAGTGGAGCATGATCTCGGCCCCGTATTTTGCAACCGGCTCAGGATCAATCACAATGCCGTTCGCGCCCGCCCACATGCACTCGGCAAGGTTCTTGTATTGTTCTTGGTACAACTCGTTCGGCGGACTCGGCGCCCGAGCGCAGAAATCGATCATGTAGGGCTCGTAATCTTTCCCGATTCGGATCTCAGTCGAGAAGAACCCACGGTATCCGTAAGCCTCGAACACCGGTTTCATACGGTCATTGAATCGCGTCAAAGGCTCAGGGAGGTCAGCGTAGTCTTTGAAAACCGAGGCGAAACCGCAGTCTTTGATTTCCAGCCCAGAGATGAGCTTGCCCGGGAATTGGCCATCAATCGTCCAAGCGTCTGTCCCAAACTCAACACGGTCCTCCAGTGCTGCTTCCACCGTGAATTCAATGATGTCCTTGAACCGACCAAGCGACCACTCAACCTCATCGAGCTTTGGTTCCACCAAATCGTAGTTGATGGAGTGAAAAGTCTCGAACGTGCCACGGTATTTGTCTGTCTTGACGTAGACGTTCGGGTGATCCCTCAAGAAATCCCGAAGGTTTGCCATACCGGTGACGTGCCAGAATTTGCCTACTGGAAGATCCAACTCCCTGAGGATCTGTTTCATTCCCTCGCGCTCCAACTCCAAGCACTCTCCAGTACGGGATCCCCACACGGTCTTCCCCATTTTGACTAGGTGCTCTTGTTCCCAGCCAAAATAAATGTCTGGAAAGCAGAAGAGGTCGATCTCATCGAAGTGCGGACCGTAGATGGAGTCCACAAGCTCAAGTTCTACGATTCCGTGCCCGATCCTAGCAAGGTTCAGTCGCGGGAATGCGTTCTCCCACGGGACGTAGTAGTAGACTTTTTTGAAGGTTTTGGCGAGTTTGATGGCCAACTCGCAAAATAGACCATTGTCAACCACTAAACACGTCACATCGCTCGGATCTTTTAGTCCGTTCATTTCTTTGTTTTCTTAACTGGTTTGGCGGTTTTAGTGGATTGCTTGAATGCCTTCGCGGTAGGAGCCCCTTTAGTTCCGAGCTTCCGCATCTTCTCGCTAGACCCGGCTTTGATGCGCTTCCGTTTGGCGTGGATGTTGGCGTAGAGTCCTTCTTTCATCGGCAGTTCCAGCGTTTGAGGCTTGCGGCTTTCCGGGTTGGGCGACCTTTCTCGTCCTTCATCGGCCCCGGCATCCCAGACATCCGGGCGCAGAACGACTTCTTGCGACCGGCGTCAGCCTTGGTCTTCGGGTTAGGCGCCGGCGGCTTGAGGTTTGAGCCGGTGGCCTTGTTGATTTTGGCGCGGCCTTTTGCGGTCAGGCCGGCGCCCCGGGAGACAGGGAGCTTGTCGCCTTTGGATACGGATAGCTTAACGGATTTTGGCATATTTATTCAGTTGATAAAAAAGGATCCTCACCGACCTCAGAGTTAAACATCGTTGAGATCTTCAAAAGCTCTTGAGGCGTTAATGGTCGGCCCAGTCGTTCCTCATACATTTCTATTACGAGTTGCTGGTCTTCGCTGTGATCTTGAATCACTTCACTTGTATCTGATGGATAGGTTGGCATATCACTGTCTTTCTACCTTAAATTCTCCGTTTGTCATTATGAGGCGTACAATTTGCCCATTATTTTCACCTTCAACATAAGCAGCAGAATTCATCAGATGTTGATGAAAACTGTCTGGAGTCATGTTTCGACCGTACTTCTGGAGGTACGACTTAGTAAGATCGAGGGAAGAGTGGCCTACGCTTTCATTCTTGATCGCGTTCCAAACGTGCCAATGCAAACCGCCAGCATCCGCGTGAGCCCCCAAATAATCACGTAGAGGTGCATAGTTGTTGATTGCCGCATTCGTAGCCCGCTCAAGACCGGTGTAAAGCGTGGTTGAGTATGCTGGGTGCGAGCTTTCCGCTGTTCCGTAGTTTTTGTAAATACCGGTCGGGTCTTGGGGCGTGTCCTTTTTGACGCCGGTGTACTCAAAATAATCTTTGGGACGGCTTTTTCCTGCCAGCTTCATTGCCATTGGCAAATGCAGCTCTACCCAACGCCACCGGTCAAGGACGGCAGCCTTTACTCCGAAAGTCAGACCGATAAACCCCTGCACTTTGTTTTTGATCCCGCTGGGTCCATGATTCAGTCCCCAGAACTGCGTCCGCATAACTGCCGGGTCGTCGGTCTTGTAAAGGTCGGACACTTCGTTCCACCTTCCATTGTGGCGCGACAACATTAACAAAAAGCTGTTAGCGTTGGATTTGGCGTTGTTTCCAAATTTTTGAGTCGAATCGTTGTTTGTCTCTGCCAAGCGGGACGCAACAATCTCCCTCCAGCCCCCGGTGAGCGGATCAAAGGTTCCGTCAATCGAGTTTTGAATGGCCCCAAGGACACGCTTGTCTGAAATCAACCGCAGCCAGCAGGCTTCTTGGTCAAGCGGTGGCAATTGTTTGGACAAGGTGCCCCATAGATGATGCAACGCGGTGACCATGAGTGGCGGCCCCTCTGGCCCGCACAGTGCCCTCATTTCCATCACGCCGTTGAGTCCACCGTTGGCGGCCTCCCATCCGCCTTTTACGGTCTTCTCTTCATGGAAACCACCGGTCAGCAGGTCGAGGTATTGCTGTGGTGTTTCTATCAGCATTTTCAACATCGAAGGCGGCGACAAGACTGTGCCTGTGATCCCGTTCTCCCGCATGAATTCAGAATACCCTTTTGGACTAACAAAACGCCCCGGATCAGCGGAGAGGGTATCGGCAGAAGCAATTAGCCGTTTGGCAAATGCGTCGTATTTTTCTGGGCTCTGAGCGAGCTTGAGCAGGTCTTTTGGAGTTCCGCCTTTTTGCCCCTTTTCCTTGACCATTTCAATGTTAGGCAACGGCCTAACACCGAGAGACATCAGGTAATATGGCGGAACGTCTTCAACGCTTGTTTTGACCTTATTGTTCCCGTCAACAAAGATGGAGTCGGTTATAATTCCCTTTGCTCCTTTTACAAATTCGCTGGCCTCTTTTTGTTCAGCAATTACTCCTTTTTTGACACGAGCTTCTATTGCTAGTTCTTGCTTAGTTGCAGGTCGGCTGCCTCTGGCATAAGTGCCAAGCGTCTTCATCAGGTCCATGATGGGCTTGTCCACTTCCTTGTCTCCGGTCAGGGCATATTCCAGCGGCAACAGCGCGGCTTTCTGGACTGCGAAGCCTCGCTCTTGGAGCGGAATGTATCCAGCGTCTCCCTTTTGAAGGGGCATGCCGTTTTTCTTGAGCATTTCCGGCCTGTAATTCACCCAAGAATTTTGACCTCTCGTTTCGGTCATCATGGCCCAACGCGCCAACGGGTTTTGAATCGTTCGCACATGGACGTGGTAGGCGCCTTCCTCTCCAACCGGACCGAATGACGACCCAAACATCCCGTGAGCAATTGTATCGTGCACAGCCCGGAACAGATCGTTATACAACAGCGGAACGCCGTTTGCGTCTTTCAGTCCAGAATCCTTCAAAAGTGGGTGCCCACTAAAATCGGCACCGGGAGGGCCAAAGGCATCCGCATCTGTTTTCAGGAAGTACAGCCGGTTGTTTTCGCGGATGTCGCGTATGGCTGCATCTGAATTTTTGTATGGCTCGCCGCCCTCACTGTACAACTTGGATGTAAATTTCAAGCCGTCCGGTCCAGACGTCAAAATTAAATACTGCTCTTTGATTTCTTTTACCAAAGCCGCGTATGCCTCTTGGGTAAGCCCACTCTGCATGTCGTTGTCCGGCAGACTGTCGAATACTTTGGCAACTTCCGCCTGAAATTTGGCCTGCTCTTTGGTTACGTCTTTTGCCTCAAAGAAGTTCCTCTTGCCCTCTGCTGGAGCGTCAAACGCCCCGAGTTGAGCTAACTTTCTTGCGAGAGGCGTGTTGAGTCGTCCGTATTCAGCTCCACCGGCACCTCGCTCCGTCTGAAGGTGAAGCGATGGGTCGTCGTATCCGACGGTTCCGGCGTATTTCTCCGGATTCTCGCTGAATCTCCTGATAGCTGCCACACCGCTTTCAATGCTTCGTGCATCTCCTCCAAGCTCAATGATTGCTTCTCTGAAAGCGTTTTGTCGTTGGATGAATTCATTGTCGTTTCCTCTGTTTATTAGTTCAACACGTCCATTTGCCAAAGTTAAGCCTTCAATTCCAGCTTTTTTTCTAGCTTCTTCAATTATCTCTGGCTTGAGTTTGCCAATTTGAATTGTAGCAGAGTGAACGTGCTTAAATCCATCCTCGTCTACAGTGTTAAGAAGTTCTTCTTTTCCGCCTCCAACCTTCTCTTCCAGCACCTCCATCTGCTTGAAGATTTTTGCAAGGTCCATGAAACGGCTCCGAACAGCGTCCATGTCGGCTCCACGCTTGGCCTTGACGGTCGTAATGGCAGACACTTCTTTGTCGCCTTTGTAAACCCCACGAGAATTCTCGATGCTGATGTCGATGTCCTTGATGCCGGTCATGGCATGCAAGATTGAGTTGCGGTTCAGGCGCTCGATGTCTTTTTCAGCTCCATCTGCAACCAGTTCTGCAATTGCTGCGTCACGTTCTGTGGAGGTGGTGAAGAAGAACCTGCGCTCTTCCTCCTTGGTCTCCATTTTGATGCCCTCCAGCGCCCCGGGAGCAGCCTTCTTTTCCGGCATGAACTGAATGCCAGACAGAAGTTCAGGTGCTCTTTCAATTGTTATCCTGTCGTAAACAGGATGCTGCTTCCCTCGAATATCGATTGTTCCAACTTGTTCGCCAAAACTTAAATTTCCCCGGCCAGTCGGGCGAAGTCTTGGCTCGCTAACTTTATCCGGGTAGCGAGCCATTGTTACTCCATTTTGAAAATCAGCTTGTAAAGTGTATAAGTGCTTCCCTTGCCCTTCAACTGACACGATTGTACTTGTTTCTGGAGCATTTTCAGAAACCCATTTCCAGCCGGCTTTTTGTTTAAATAAATTTGTCTTAAATAGAGGCCCAGATCCTATATTTTCAGACTCATTATTTGCTACAAGAGAAGGTTTTCCGTTGACTACAGCTATGCTGGCGTTCTCGTAAGTTTTGTTAGTAACATCATCTCCGGTTTCAGCATCGAAGAATTTGCCGCCTTTTTCATACTGAGAAATGTTAAACTTTTTAAAGAATTTTGGAGGTTCAACATATTTGCCTCTACGGTCTTCTTCTTTTGTTCCAGTAAACCTCTCAGGAACAACAGCCAGCTCCGGCATGAAGCGGATGTCGCTTGAAGTTGGGTTGAACCGTTCGGAGAGGGGGATCAGTTTTCCTGAGTCGTCGTAGGTGAATGGATCAGCGGATTTGATTTCTTTTCCAACAATAAAAGGAGAACTAGATAAGCTAGATTTGTAATCAGATTGCCAATTTGATTCATCTTCAATGTGCAGAAGGTCAATGGCAGGCTGTAGCCAATCAGCTTTAAATCCTTCTTTTTTAGCTTCCCGCAATGCAGCAAGTTGATCTCCTTCTCTTGTGTTGTTTAAAAAACCATCAACATCTACTACTATCGCGCTAGGATTTTTATCAAGCCATTCTTGATATTGTTCTAAATCAATTTTTACAATTGGAATTTTTTCTACACCAGCATCTTTTGCCGCAAGAAGTCTGTGAGATCCAGTGATTGCCTGATCCCCATTAAAATCTTCAGCAACAAGCAGCGGTCTTCCAGTCCATCCATTTTTCTCAAAATTAGATTTATTTAGCTCAAATTGAGATTCATTTGTTATTTCATTTCTAGGAGAAATATATTGCGGCGAAACTATTGCTGTAGGTTTTACTTGTCTTCCACCAGCCTTCTCCGCAGCCTTCCGCACCATCTCCCGAGCCTTCTCCCCATCCCCAGCCTCATGCGCCGCTGCGTGTTCGGCGTCGGACGGCATGAAACTAACACTAGCAGACACTGGTTTGATTGCTGGCGGCTCAAACATCCCAGCATGCAGCACACCTCGCTCTGTGTTGAACTTGTCTTCGGCAGTGACTGGCTCTTTTAGCTGTCCAGCCTCCTGAGCGAGCTTAAACGCCTCTTCTCGGCTCACTAGACGGCCTGTGGAGGTCCTGAACTGATAAGCAGCAGACTCGCGGTCTGTAGGCTCTTTTGGTGCGTTTACGTTGGCCTCGAGATGAGTCTTCCCGCTGCTAATGACTCCAGTTCTGGGATTGACGTAAACTGCGTCCGTAACCATTTCTTTCTCGCGAAGCTCAGGAGCAAAATTAGCCGGCATGAACCGGAATCTTTGCAGCCCCCGTTTAATCCCCGGACCAAACACGCGAGGAGCATCTTCTTGGGGCTCGCGACCCTCTGGCAGTAAGTTGTACAATGCCTTGCCGTAGTTGACCCGCAGCGGCTCGTCAGACGTTGCAGCGAGGTCGTGAAAGCGATCGGCACGATACGAGCGAATGAGTGTGTTCGGGTCGCTCGATTCTTTGTCGAGCTTCTCTTCTTTGGTCATCCGGCGAATCGGCCTCCTGAGGGTCGTTCGGTTGGGGGTGGCGTACAGCGAAGCCTCTTCGGTCTTCCTGTACATGTTTAGGTAGTCGTTGATCCGGTTCTTCTTCGAGATAGCAATCGCAGGATCGGCGTCGAGTCCAGTCTCACCGGGCTTGCCGGCTGGCAATTCAGGAGTTGGCTTCCAATTTTCAAGGACCTTCTTGAGGTCGTCCATGAAGGCATCCTTATCGCCTTTCCAAAGCGACAAACGCTCAGGGGTGTCTCGCTCCCAAAGACGCAGCTTTTCACGCATCCCTGTCTTCGAGAACATGTTGAACAAGAAGTTCCCGTCTTTCGATAGATTCAGACCGATCGGAACAAAGTCCACGATCTTCGGCGCAAATGATTGGTAGCGCCCCTTGGCGTCCATCGCCTGAGCGTAAAGCCCGACCATGCCATCTCCCTGATCGCGAAGCAGCAGGTTGTTGAATTCGATGATTCGGCGCTTCAATGAGTATGGGATGACCGTTTCAGGAAGAGCTTTCAGAGCTTTCACTTGTTCAGGAGATAGCACCCCGCCAAAACTTAGCCTGTCCGCGCTCTGCGGAGACAAACGACCCGGGTAATCGCGATCTGGAGCGCCTTCCATCGCTTGCCGAATGAGATTTCCGCGTTCTCTATTAAGCACCCGGGCCTGCTCAGGTGTGAGCATTTGCAATGACCCAGACGAATCACGTTTCAGCCGCGTCGTGACAACAATTCGACCACCTTGAGGCACAGGAATGTCTCCAAGAGTGTCAGAGACCTCTTTTGGGAACGTACCGTAGCCAGATGTTTGGGTCATCGTTGGCTCGCCTTGGTCGTTCTCGCGGTTCTCCCAAACTCCCTCAAATACATTCTGGTCAGAAAGCGGGATTGCAGGAACTGGCTGTCCAGTGACCTTATCCACGACCGGATTTCCCTCCGAATCGACCACCATCGCCACTTTCTCGGTCGCAAACAGACCGTCTTTGAATTGATCCGCCACGGCTTCATTTGAACGGATTTCGGTTTCGGAGATTTTGCGGTGTGGAATTGTCTCTGCCGCGCTGATGTCCCCATTTAGGTCAGCCACCGACTTGAGAGCTTTCTTGGTCGCCTCAATGTCCTCGCCTGAAAATTGTTGGCCCAGCAATTCGGACTGCCAAGGCTTCGCGCCCTTCAGACCAACAAACTCGCGAAGCGTTTTTGCTGCGGCGCTGTTCTTGTGCTTGATGGTTGCCCAATCCACAAGTGGAGCCAGCCACGCTTTCGGACCGTCTCCCAGCTTGATCCCTCCCTGAGCGCCTCCCTGCACCAATTCGGCCATGATCTCCGCCCGCATGTAGTCGGCGGTTTTTTTCGGATCGACATCGTTTGTTGCCGGATCCCAAAGACCAAGAAGTTTAGCAGTGTGCTCCACGCCTCCGGTCGCTTCTGCTGCGTAATCCGACTTGAATCGATCAACCAGAGCTTCATTTGAGAACAGCCCGGGTTCACCAGCCATCAGCCTACCCGCATCATCAAACCGCTGGGTGCCAAACAGCCTATTGATGACTTCGGCGTTCTGTTCGCGAAACTCTTTTGACTCCCAGAATGCGTGCCCAATTTCGTGGGCTGCCGCGTTCAGCACAGATTCCCCGGCCAACACTCGATTGAACACCCGATCCATGTTGATGTTGACGCGGGTTTTGTTGGGGTTGAATAGGTTGACGACCTTCCCGCTCGAAAGCTGGTATTCTCCGCCATTTCTCGCATGGAAGGCACGCTGCCCAGAAAGTCCTTCAACGATGTTCTTCAACTCGGCCTCTTCGAGCGGTGTGAGCATCTTGTCGCGGTTGTTGAACAACACGTCTTCTAGAAGCTGTTTTTGCGTTTGAAACTTCAACTCGACATTCTTTCCGGGTGTCATTGACCCGTTGATGGAATTCATCATGTCGGCAAGGCCATAACGGATCTGGTCACCGTACATCTTTGCCGTTTCCGGGCCCGCCGCTTCAGCGTTTGCAAGCTGAGCTTTCCGAATCGTCGCAATGCGTTCCGTTTCAGTAACCCGATCTTGGAGTTTTTGAATTTGTTCAGGAGGCAACTCAGCATTCATGCCGGTTGCCAACTCGACCTTGGCGTTTGCGTTTTCTGAAATCGCCTGATCTGCAAAGTTCCGGACGGAAGCCGTGTAGACATTCCAGTCAGTCAGTTTTCCAAGATGATTTCTGCTTTCACGGTCGAGCGAAGCATAAAACTTCACTGCCGCCGCATTTTGACGTTTGCGGTGTGACTCCAGCCTGCTCTGAGAAACGCCAGTTAGATTTTTCATCACCTCGCCGCTCATGTGCCAAAAGACCCCTTGGCCCATCATTTCAGCGATCTGTTCCGGATCCTTGTTTTCAAGAATCCCAACAGCAGCCGCCAACGTGGCTCCGTGCACATTTCCACGCGCCATGTCCAACACATTCTGCGCTGTCCAATCCATCGCCCTAGCGGCTGGGATCCCCTTGTCTGCCAATTTTTTGGCAATGATCGGATCCATGCCAAGTTCTTCTGCCTTCTTGATCGCAGAAGAAATCCCAGCAACGGTTTTGGCTTCTCCTCCAGCCAGCCTCCTGCCCTCAAGGAACGCCTGCCCAAGACGGGGCGCCTGAGCCGCAATCCCGGCGGCTTTTGTAGCAGCCTTAGCGACTGGATAGCCCATAATTCCAACAGCAGCTCCTTTAGCAAACCCCTTGATCGCACTTTCTTCGTCCGTTAGTGCGCCAACAGCGCCACCGCCTAAAGCTGAGCCAACGGCCTTAAATGGAACAGGCACCTCTTCTAAGATTCCAGTAACTGTTTCTTTGGCAGCTTCAATTTTATCAGCAGCTTTTCCAAGTCCAGATTCAATTGCCCCGGGCTTTCTTGCGGCTCGAACTTGCCGAAGTTCACTAGCAAGTGCATCTCGTGCAGCTTGGTTGTCGATTGCAGCAATTTCTTCCCTTGTTTTTCCAGCCGTCTGAGCAAACCTGCGGGCCTTCGACGCGGCGGACAGCCCAGCTCTAAGTGCTCTGCCGTAGATGTCAAACGACATCATCCCGGCCGGGGTGAAAGACACAAACTCGGAGATGTCAGTATCGGGAACCTGTTGCGCCGCGTCCTTGCGGAAGTTCGCAATCACTTCTTGAGTGGACTGTAGGTCGTCCAACTGTTTTTCACGAAGCGCCGCTTCCCGGTCGCCATTGTGGCGTGCAAGTCGATCTTCAACGCTGGGAGATATAACCGAGTTGACCGAATACACGAGGTTCTCGCCGATATATCGACCCAACGGATCTCCAAACAGTGTTCGCGTGAAAACATTCGGATCGGAGACTTTTTGGTGGGCCCAATACTCGTTAGCTTTTGCCCGTCTGTAGTACCTGTCAAACGCCTCGTCCCGGGTGATCCCGTGCCCAGTGAGGTTGTATGCCTTCTCCTGAAGCCAATCGGTCACTCGAAGACCATTCAGCCCCGCATTAGTCGCTGTTTGAACTACGTTTTCGGCCGCTTCAACAGCGGTCACGGCCGGGACCGTCGCCAGTTTGGTAAGATTTCCGCCATAGCGTGCCCACTCTTTCGGATCCGTAATGCTGCCGTAAGCACCCGGGCCTTCAAACAACGCCATCGAAGCCGCTTTTTCAACGCCAGATTCAGATCGCACAAGCGTATCCGCAAACGCCTTGGCAGTCTTCACCCCAAGATTCCAAACATCCTTGGCGCTAGTGTCGGCGTGTTTTTGATCAAAAACAGCTCGGTGCTGCTCTTTTGTTTTCGGAAACCACTCTGGCCAAGATTCAAGTTCCTTGGGATCAAGGACGCTCTTGTATTTTTCTAGGATCTCCGAAGTGACTTTGTCCGGCGTAAGCGAGTGCAGTTCTTTCGATGAGTCGTACTGAATCGGCGCAGGCTCTTCAAATGAGACAGCTTTTGCTGCACTTTCAACGGCCCCAAGAATGGCCTGTTTACGGCTTTCGATTGCCGGAAATTCAGATGTTGCAGCAGGCGCTGCAGGCAAACGCAAAGCTGTAGCCTGCTTTGCTGCATCTTCAATTTTTTTGGCGTTCTCTTTTTCTTCTTTAGAAGGCTCGTACCCAAGGTTAGATGGCTTTTGTTCAGGTTTTTTAGGTTCCTGAGTAATAATTGAAGCAGGCTTATATGCAGGCATCCCCAATGCCATTGAAGGCATCCCAGTAAGGAACTTCTCATTCTCTTGGACTGGTTCTCCACGCTTCCGCCTTGATTCAACAACAGCGTCAGCAGCGCCGTTGATTATAGCCTCTAATTCCTCTTGAGTTGGCATTTTAACGATTGTCTGGGACAATATTTACTTGCGCCGGAGGTTGTTCAGACGGCGCTTGAAGTGCTGGCGCTTGAAGTGCTCCAAAATCAATAAACCCACCAGCACCACCAACGTAACCTTGTTTTTTATGCTTAAAGTCTTTAATGCCAAGAATTTGACTTCCGCTATACTTTTCTTTTTTTAGCCTTTTACTAATACTATTTGATTCAGATGCAAGCTCGGCAATTTGATTGTCTATTAAATCAGATTCTTCTTTGTCGTTATTTCTAATTGCTTCTTTTTTAGACTCTTGAAGTGATTTAAGAGTTCTGCTATTTTCAATAAGTTTATTTTCAGCATCTGATTTAAGCATTAAGTCGACAACGTAGTCTTTTGGATGATGTATTTCATCAGTCTGACCTGCTTTGATCATTTTTTGACGAGCTGTATCAAACATGTCGTTCGCAATTTCTGCAGAAGTATTGTAATTTTCAAGCATAGTTCTGAGCATTTGATCTCGCTGTCCTTGCGACAGTTTTGCTCCAGACATTGGCTTGTCTATTAATGTTAGACCAAGGATTTCTCCCCAACTCTTCCCGCGCTCGGCTGAATGGAATTGAGCTTCAGTTGGCTTTCCGCCAGTAGCGGCGCGAACATAAGTATCAATTAATTCCATGTCTGAAATACCTGCAACTTTTGGGTTTTTCTTTACAACATCGTATGCTGATATGAAAATTTTAGTCATTGGACGGTAGCCGCCTAGTCCTTCAAAATTCTTAAAAGCAGGATGAGACATTATTGATCTACCTTCTTGAAGAGAAATCTTTTCAGCGTGCTCTCGGCTTTCTGTAGCAAATTTTGATTCTTTGTCTTTTTGTTTTTGGATAGATTCAAGTTTCTTTGCCTCTATTTCAGACTTATCAACATAGTTGACATCTATCAGTAAACCTGTTTTTGGGTCGTATTTTGGCTTACCCGACAATGTTTTGCCATACTCAGGACTTGTATCCATAAATCGCTTAATACGATTGTATTGATTCATATCCCTAAATGTCATTGGGTACTTTAAAGGCCCAGAAGTTGATTCAGCCCGGAGATTTGGTTCTCCCATTTCACCTCTGCCATGCGGAACTTGTTTTTCTTCAAGAGGTTTTGCGTCTTGAAGTAAACCAGACTGCTGGGAAACAATATTTGGCTTCCCCTCGGAATCAACAGGTACTGCTTTAGGCACTGAAGAAGCGAGAATTAGGCTTCTCTCAAGCGGGCCAACAACAGTTACACGCTGAACATCAGAAGGCGCTGCAGAAGGCGCTGCAGAAGGAACAGGGATCTCAACAGGAGTCCCAACTGAAGTCTGGCTCAAATCACCCGAACCAGTCCGCCGCGATGACACTTTGTTCTGCCTTGTTGATGGCGAAGGTATTAACAGCAGTCTTGGATCCGCCCCGGGGCCGCTGTGTGGCTTGTTGTCTTCAGGATCCGGGATATACGGCTCTCCATCCGCCGAGCCGTCAGTGCCATTTGTAGATTCTAGCTTTTCAGAGTCCTCTTCACCATCACTGCTTTCAGTGCTTTCAGGTTCTCCAATTTTACCAATACCGCCCATTGATGCGCTAAAGAAATCATCGGCATCGGCCGCCCCTTGCTTTGTCGCTGAAGCGCCTTTTATTCGCTCCCGAGCCTCGTAGATTTCCTTCTTAGTTTGAGCGTCCAGCTTGTAATGTTCCAGTTTTGCTTGCCGTTCCTTCTCTGCTTCAGTGGCTTTAAATTCACGTTCTGCTTTTTTGTCAGCTTCCTCCTGTTTGCGCTTTGTTCTTGCCTCAATTCCAGAAGCGATAGATCCAAATGCAGAACTGAGTCCCTCAGGGAGATACTGTTTTGGAGTCGGTACTTGCCATTGCGACAGTGCGTGGATTTGCACGGGCGCAGATCCACCAAACTGAATTGGCTGGACACGGGACAAGAGACCCCCAGAGCTTAGATCTGGAGCCACAATATTGACCGGGATTCCAGCAGACCTGAGGTAGCCTTCCATGTTTTACGCGCCTCCAAAAGTAATGCCCTGCATCGATGGAGCCAAAAATTGATTAGTCGGCCTAACTTGCTCAGCTTCTTTTGCTTGAGCGGCTTGAGCGGCCATAGCCGCAGCTCCGCCGTATGGGCTAGCAGTCTGTTGCAGCTTCATCGCAATCGGTTCTCCGCTTGTTCCGAATTGAGGTTGGGCGCCACCGGACGCCACAGCAGGATTAGTTGTGACGGATGCTGGCGCCGGCAGTTGAGATGGAGGAGCTGCACTAGACTGGGTTGTGTATGTCGTGACAGCCTTTGTTGCATCTTCTGATACAGGCCCGGCAGAGTTGCTAGCTTTAGACGTTTTTGTTAACTTATTTGCAATTAACAATCCGGGGACACCACCCAAAACAGCGCCTGCAATCCTAAAAAGATTTTTTGGTTTAAATAGTTTTTTAACCCCTTTGAAAATTCCTGATAAAAAGCCCATATTACATTTCTCCTTCTGTTGTTTGTTGTGGTAAAGTGAATTTGTTTAGTGTTTTTTTAGGTTTTTGAGCATAAGAGCTTAAAAAATCAAACCCCAAAAACGGGTAATTCGTCAGCGTTGGATTTACTTGCGCTGCAACCTCTCCAAGTCCGGCTAGCTTTGCTTGGTTTACAGCATTAACATCAAAGGAAGGCCCGACAATGTCACGACCAGTATTTGACGACGCAGCCGCCTGCTGTTGAGCTGCGGCAGCATCAAGGGATTGCTGGTATTGCTGTTGACGCTGTAAGTCCTGCATTGCAGCTTCTCCGGACTGCTTCATGGCAAGTTGCGCTGCAGCGTCTTGAGATTGCGCCAAGGCACGCTCTTGAGCCTGAGCAGACTGTTGAGCGGCTAGGGCTTGATCCTCCCTCATCTGTTGGATGACCTTGAGCATCGGACCGTAATCCGGCTTTGGAGCGTTAATTGTAGTTTTGCCACCCATAATTTAAATTATTTCATCTTCCAATAAAAGCGGATCCAAGTTTTGCGCCCGCCTGAATTCCGGCTGAAAGCATGGCATTCTGGGAATCCGCTTTATCTTGAGCGGCTTTCAACATTGCTTGCTGGTAGTTTTGCCAATCTTGCCTATTCCCCTCAGCGGCAGTGCTTGTGGATGCTAGCATTTTGTTAATCCAATCGGTAGTACCCTGCTGTGCGCCTTGAACTTGACCAAGCATTGCGTTGCGGAAACCTTCTCGTTGCTGCAGGTTTCTGGCACTTGCAGATTGTTCCGCGCCAAGTATGGACCCAACATCTAGTCCGCCTTGTGGAGCCGGGGCGCTTGAAGCATAGTCTCTGGCTCGCTGAAGCTGAGCCTGCTTATACGCCTGTCCTTGTAGTGTGGCCTCATCAAAGAGCCCAGACCTGCCAACAGTAGACTCCTGAAGACCCGTAGAAAGCATTCTTGCGAGGCCGGTTGTCTTTGCCCAATCGCTCATCTGCTTTTGCCAAGCATTCCCCTGAGCATCTTCAAGCATCATTTGAGGAACTTTTTCCCGAAGAGCAGCCATTGCCGGGTTTGTCTGCTGCTCAAGCTGCTTAGATTTGAACGCATTGATGGCAGAAATCTGGGCGGCTTTAGCCTGCATGCCGTCTCGACCCCAGATATCAGGAGTCCAGCTTTCAAGCGGCATCTTAGCAGTCAACCCAAGGAGCCTGTCGCGCTGAGCCAACTGTTGCCGCCCAAGCTCGCTCTGCATTGCCAATTGAGCGGCCGGCACGGTTGTGTCCGGAGTAGACAACATTTTTGAAGCGTCAACAGAATAGCCCATAATTTACGATGGCCAGTAAAGCTCTCGGTTTAGTTTTATCAAACCCAACTTTTCCATGACGGAATCAGGAAAATTCCCTCTACCGTCATTGTTGTTAGAAGGTACAGCTATGTATCCAACATTACCAGCCAATTGCATATGCGCCTTCCAGTCAGACATTACTTGAATCACATCTGCCGGTTTTGTAAAGGATGGATGAAATGCGGGATAGCATGTCGGAACAAAAACATGATCCGAATACCCAAATAACACACCGTCCCTGTAATGTGCAAACACGTTTGTTGTTGGGCTTGGATGAATCTGATGATTAAAAGAATCAGCAAATTGCTGAAGATCAGCAAACTCCGGTGTTCCGGCATAAACTCTTTTATATTGTATTGATTTACGCATATTAGTATTTCACAAGTTCGGTTTGTGATTTTGGTTTGTATTGATTAGATTTTAGTTGATCTGCAAGGATTTGAGCGCGTGTTTTTGAATTCCCGCAAACAACGCAAGGCAAGCAATTCCCGGAAGTGAAATTGTTGATTGGAACACTGGAATACAGTGGAATCACGCCGTCGTTCCCGTATGGAGAAATGTAAATGTTTGGGAAAACATTCACAGGCTCAGACAGTTGCGTAATTGTAGGCATGTCAGCAGGGATTTGTAAGGCGGTAATTTTGGGCAGCAACTTGAGCTTCTGCCAACGCTTTTGCAAAAGCCAAATCATCCGCATCTCTTTGTGAGATGTATGATGCTGCTGACGCGCTTGCAGTAGCGGCCACAGCGGGTTTTGAGCCGCCGGGGCATACTGATGTTGCGGTCGCGGATTTTGTGCTAAAAAAGACGTTTGGATCCGAGCTTCTAAGCTCTTCCGGTGGAGGTGGAAGCTCAACTGAGAGCGACTCTCCGTTCTCACCAATGACACAGTATTGAGTTTCATCCACCGACACACGCCCAACGCTCTTGTCCTGCCACGGATCTTGATAACAGCGAATAGTTTCGATAGCCATCGCTCCACACCACTCAATCAGCAAGGAAAACGCCTTGTCGATGGAGTTGATGTGCTGACTTTCACACGTTTTTGCAAGCGGGTTTGGCTGAACGGTTTCTGTGATCAAACGACGAGACTGCGTTTGAAGGAAACCCAACTCACGAATCTCGTTAGCCCGAGGATTTGAATTGAACTGGTACTCTTCGGTAGCCGCCAGTAAACGAGTGTTCAAAATTTGGTCATACGCTCCACGGGATCCTCTGTAAGAAACCTTCACATCCACATTTCCGGCAATTTGCGAGGCGTCCAACTCCGCGAACACAAGCTGCTTCAGGTCCATCCCATCCCCCATTAGCCCAGTCTCCATCTGGCAGTAAATTCGGTTGATGAGGCTAGTGGCTACGCCTGCCTCGTCGATACTCAAATACGTGTCGTACCGCTCAGGCTGAAATGCTTCCCAAATGTGATTGTGTGACCCGTCGTTAGTCGCCGCGTAATCAATGGATAACGCAAAAACTCGAGGCCGCGAATCAATTATGCCAGAAACCCATTCAATTGGTCGAACTCCGGACCACACACCCGCCCAAGCAGGCACTCGAGATTGATTCCACTCAGAAGCTGCAGCATAGTCGAGGACCATTGTGGCCGAGTTGCCAACCTCAAGATAAGGGATCGAACACAAAAGGTAGTTTTCAAACGCAATCGAGCAGATGCCGCTGATTACATTTGGCATCAAACGCTTTGCCTTGGCCATCTCTATGTCTTTGTAGAGCACCTGACTTGAGAGGTAGCTGGATGCTGCCACGTCGGCTGAAACAAGGCCACCCTGCGAATACCACCACATCATCCCGGCTTGGAATGCAATGGACTTTCCGGCCACGCATCCAATATTCGGGTACAGAACCGACTGAAAATTGGTCGTCGTGGCCCATTGGCTTCTGTCGAGGATCCCAGATGCCAGCATGTACGTGGAGCGGTCCGTGAAAACGTAAAGCCTGCTATCGTTATTTTGACCAACATAGTCCTGCATCGCCGTGATTGGGCGGCTGACAGAAAAATCACCCCTTCCAGTACCAGAAACTCGCTCTCTCCATCCTAGCGGGTTGGCTAAGTCTGACGCGGCAATCACGTTTCCGTTTGCCACCCAAAGGCGACTCCCGGAATACGCCATCCAAAATCCAATCGGAATGTCAGAAACCTGATTTCCGGTTTTGTTTGATCCGTCCCACCATCCCGGTTTTGAAATCCCATCTTGAATAACTAGGATTCTGTGCGATGGCACAATAGCAATTGTTCCTCCGGTCGCTGTTTGAGCTGATTGTGTTACGAGACAGAAATTGACACTAGGCGCATCTGGGTCGAGTGAAATACCAGACAATTGATAGTCCCCCCATTCTGCAGGCTGCTTCAGCGGATACGGCGCATAGTAGACTTTCCCGTCAACAGCAAAAACCATGTACGGAAGCTCAAACTCAAGTGAAATTCCTCCATCTGGGGTGTAAATGGCTTGCTGCGTGATGACGCGAACTCCAGAGGGATTCAACTCAGAGCTTGCCACGCGGGCTTGCTTGTTTGCGTTGTAGACAATCCCGCCTTGAAAGTTCCCGGGAGGGAGGCTTAAACGCATTGCAAACCCCGGCCGTGTTTGGACAATCCCTCCACGAACCGTAATGTTCTGGCCCCACTTAAATTGGTCGTCAGGAAGCGTCCACGGGTGCCTGACGCTGTTGACCCCGTGGAACCACCCTGCCGTGGCTTTTTGAGCCCTTCCAGAACTGATGCTTGCACTCTTCATCAGTTTACAATTGGGTCAGATCCATCGCCGTAGACCAAATTGTTGATCTGCGGAACTTGCATTGCGTGCCCGTCCATTGATTCAGTTTCCTGCTTCAAATAAGTGTAGGCGACACCCCAATACCTCTGTGACTGCTCAACGAAATCTTTGTCCTCAAGGTCAATTGCGTGCAGCGCAGTAAGAACAGCTCGCTCATTCTCGAGCGGGATGTAATCAGCGTCCGAAGCCACATCAACCGGCTTGACGCGGTACGCCATTCTCACCCACGCACACGGCTTTCCAATTCGGATTCGCCGGTACTTCGGGTTCACTTCGCTCGGGTGGTATTGGCCGATCAGGGCCATGTCGTTCGAGCGCCCGTAGTCAAAGGCATAAAGGCTAACATACCCAAGGGTCAGAGGCTTTTGAATGTGGTAGATCGCTCTTACTAGCGTTGGGTCCTTGATTGAGTCGATGATGAACTGCGAATCGACAGTGTTCCCAATAGAATACAAGGACACAGGATTTCCGGCAATTGCGGCTGCGGCACTTGAACAGATCCGAATCAAATCATCTCCAGCCCTGCTGACGTAATACGTTGAAGTGTTTTGCAACGGAGAGGGCAGCGTGTCGCCGGTCGATGGGCGAACGCTGATTTTGTCTCCAGTTTCAAAGATGCAATTGTTTACGATCACCGTCGTTGCCGGCTTTGGCGTGAACTGACGGATGATGTTCATGTAGAGCTGACTATTGCCTAGGCTGGTGAAAACAATATTGGATCCGCCAACTGTCTTCACAGTCAGAACCTTGCCAGATGGGTAGATTTTATAGTCAGTGGCCAGCGCCAGCGGAGCCGGCAATGTCCCACTGGAAGACGAGAATTGAACCGTCATTCCGCTCGTCAGGTATTGGGTTGACGATGGCAAGATCTGATTGTTGTACACGTTTACCGTGGCCAGCACGGGGATCGCAAAGTACGACTGGCCAACTCCAAGCTGGGTCGGAATAACCTGCACAACCGGAGACACCGTCCGTATAATCGCTCTTGTGTCGCTGACTTTTGTGAGCGTGTACGCTGTCTGGGTATCGGTAGAAGGGGCTGTTACCGGTAGTTGGTAGTCTGTTTGGAGTCGGATTGTCGCTGTGGAAATTCCGGCAAACTCTCCAGCCCAGTTCCCAGTGAATCCAATGGAAAACGCCCGAGAAAGTACTAGGTAAATTGTCCCGGAACCGGTAGACGTGATGTTCACCTCGGTGAAATCGTTGTTTTTCAACGTGAAACTCGAGCCGCTAGATGGATTCTCTGCCCGATATACGTTACCTTGAACGATTGGAGATGGCAGCGTTCCGGTGCTAGAGAATTGAACGAAGATGCCAGTTGATGGCTGAAGAGTAACAGTAGGAGGACTTGTGTACCCAGTACCTTCTGTCACCGGGTTCACGTTTGTCACAACGCCTGTTTTGGTGAACGAAAACTGAGCGCCGACACCCATCTGAGACCCGTTTGGATTGATCGGAACAATCTGGGGCTGAATGTACCCTTTCCCCGGTGTCAATACGGTGATTTCAGTGATTGACCCATTGACTACTTTCACGGACCCAGTAGCCCCAGAACCACTTCCAGATGCGTCAATAAATTTAATATTCAGTATGCTTGGATACCCACTGCCACCAGATGTCACAGCTACAGATCCAATACCATTTTCGTCAATTACAGCCACCGCACTTGCCCCTGATCCAACTGTAGACTTAATTGTTACAGCAGGCGCTGTTGTATACCCGGATCCAGACTCTACAATAGTGTACCCTATAACACTTGACGTGGTAACCCCAACAGAAGCTAAGGCCTGTGTGGGAACAATAAAGTTAAACACATAACCAGAAGTAGAAATGTTTATCTGTTTAACTCTAATTCCACTTGGAGGATACAAAACAACCGTATCATTGCTTTCAGCAGAAATTGCTGCGGAGTACCCTGATTGAGAGGTTTTTGCGTTAATTCCAGCAACAATTTTTGAAGCCGCATCAGCAAGTGATGTAGGAGCCCCTATTGATGTTCCTTTGAGCAATTCAACTGTTGTTGAATTTGTTTGAACAACATTTATTGTATTTATAGATGCGGTTGATGTATATGATGTTACCTGTATTGTAGGGTAAAGTGTATTTGGTGCAGTTATTGTAACTCTTGGCGGATATTGGTAGTCTGATCCTGTTGATGCAATTGTTGCTCCATTTATTGTGCTTGTAATTGAATTTATTGAAACATTTATAGATGCCCCGGATCCGATTGGAGAAAGGTCAACAGACGACACAACCCCAGTTGTTGGTATTGTTTGAACGACTGGAATAGTTGCAAGCTGGTATCCGCCATTTAAAAAACTAGAATTAATCTGCGCTAAAATTGGATAATCCGGCAACTTGTAAGTAAACACAAGTCTAGTTGTGTTTTGCTGATAATTCAATGACTGAACAAAGTTATCAGGTCTAATTATTACATCAGATCCAACAGCAACGGCCGACACATCTGTTGTTGCCGTTAAAACAGTCCCGGACAAAACTGTTACTGCCGCAAGATTTCCGCTTCCTCGATATCCTCTTTCAAGAGTCAAGACAGTTCCTAATATACTTTTTATGTAAACACTTTGATTGTAGAAAGACGGATTATCAGGGTTTGTGCTAAAGATATTTGAAATCCTATTACCAACAACAAACTTTGCAGTAAGAGGGCCTGTTACTGTTATTGTGCTTGAATTTGTAACATTGTTAGTTGTTGTATTTTGGCTTTGAGCAAAACTATTTATTGTTGAAGCAATTCTAGATGCAAATACAGATGTTGTGTCTCCTGACACCTGAGCAACTCCGGCTGTTGGAAGAATTTCAAATTCAGACTCAGATATGTTCGGATCCCCATTACTCAAATATCTAAGAGAAATAGACTGAAGTGTATCTCCAGTACTTCCAATTGAAGACACTGAGAATTTAACACAAGGAACAACATCAATCTGTTGATCAACAAAATCCCTCCACGATCTTGCGTAGTAAAGCGTAGTGGCGCTTGCTGAATTAATTGCGTTTACTACTGCATTTGTAAATGTTGTGTATTGGCTATTACAACCAACAGAACATGGCGTGTACGTAATTACTGATCCATTTAATATATTTACAGGATTTTGAGAGTTTAATGTAAAAACATTAAAATACTGAAGCACAGAACCAGAAACATCCCCAAGCCACCAAGCGTAAATGTGATCTTGAAAGACCCCAGCAACTTGAGGTTGCGTGTATCCGTACCCTGTTTTTGTTACTTGTA